TACCTCTCTCTCTTAGGTTTTTTACAAAGTTGTTTAGGTTTTGCCTTGCGACAAACAAATCGTTTTCGACGGAGGTAGGGGCATCACGCCTGTACCTCTCGCCTTGATGTTTATCCACTTGTTGCTTTAGGAACTTTAACTGTGATGCTTGGACCGTGGTTAAATCACTGTCTCCCATCAGAAGACGGCAAATTTAATAACTGCCGCGATAATGACTATTGCAACGACGGTCTTTAAATACGGGGAATATTTTTTCCACATGGCTTCGGGTTCGTCCCAACCGAATACGCTTAACCCTTCGGAAATTCGTGCTTCTGCAAGGAAGTCATCACCATACGAAGCTTTTAAGGTATCTTGCTCCTTCAACCGGTTTATCCATTCCGGAGAATTTTCTTCCCATCGTTTAAACTGCGCTTCCACCCAGTTTTGCACTTCTTTTTCATCCCAACGGTTCACGAGCCGTGGTCCGCGGGAGCTTGGGCTCGGAACTTTGTCCGGTGCCGGGAAGTCTTCGCTTTTTACTTTATTATATATAGTTGATCTCGAAAGTTTAGTTATTTCACAAACTCTGTAGATGTCGATTAAGGCCATGTCTTTCTCCTAAACTGTTGTGGGTTTTTCTTTTCGGCGCACTTCCCATAAAATACAGGATTTGCCCCATTGCGTTATGCCCCGATTGCCGCTGTCTTTGACGCGCCTTTCGTTTGATAATTCAGACAAACGCGGTTGAACGGATACATACGGGCGTTCTAGCATTCTTGCCACTTGCTCAGTGCTAAGTGGTTTAGTTGCTTTTAGCAGCAATTTATAAACCTGTTCCCGTAAGGTAACCTTCTTACCTTGGCTATCGTCAGCGGCGGCACGACTTGTGTCCCTGTTCTGATAACCTACGCCTTCTTCAGTATATCCCATACCGTCTTCCTCTTTCAGTTAAAACGTGAGAGAAGTATACGACAGTATGGGATTAAGTCAAGCCTTACTCTTAGGTTCCCATGTATCAACTTCGGCGTACCATTTGCCGGTCTTGCTTTCACAAACCTGCACGTTAATCCAATCGCCGGTTTGGCCCGCGAGCCATGTAGCGAGTTCTTCGCGTTTTATGCTCATGTTGCATTTTACCCAGTCGGGAGCATTATCGTTTGGTTTCTTAGCCATGAGACCGTTAACGAATATTTTCTGTGATTGTTCCATGTGTTCTCCTTTAAAAAAAGCCCCTAGCAGGGGGCAACCGAGCTAGAGGCTTAATTATCTTATCTACAGAGTTTGAGGCATGACCCTCAAGAGTAGTTATAAAGGCCCCGTATGCGATATGCAACACTTAATCGCATACATCTTTGGGGTATTCAGCATTTTTTATTTGATCGCTGATTGTTAAATTACATATGCCGCAGAACCTGACTAAAATTTCTTCAGTCTTTTCAGTTGTTTTTAGCTCCTGATCGCACTTTGGGCAGCGGTTTTTCATCAATCTTTTGTGAAATATTCCCGCTCCCTGTACCATCATCTGCTAATCCTTTTGTAGAATCCCTGTACCAATCGAACACGAGCCGAAGTTGGCCGCCGATTGTGCGTCCTTCGCTTTTTGACAGTTCTTTGATCTCTTCATAAACTTCCCGAGGGACGAGAATGCTTTTCCAACGTGTAGTATCCATTTTTATCTCCGATGCGCCTGCGCACATCTAAGATAATATAGGAGAATATACAAGAAAGCAAGAAAAAACCCTTTTGTCGTTGTAGTATCATTCCTAGCCGGACAAAAGGGCAGTTGTTGCCGAGAGTGGTCGAGCAACCTATTTAGCTTCACCCCATGACGGTCCGATTTCAACATCACATTTACTCGGAACTTCAAGAGGTATTGCCGTCTCCATAATCCTAGCGATTTCTTGTGCCTCGTCAAGAGTTTTGACCGACATAGCAATCTCGTCGTGGATTTGCACCATTGGGATGTGCCCAGCTTTGTACAGGTTGACCATCGCTTGCTTTGTCATATCCGCCGCCGACGCTTGGATGAGCCTGTTCATCGCCTTATAAGTGAACGCCCGCTTTAGTCGCGTGGTTGGCCCGTAGGCGTCCACAGCCTCCTTGTACGGTAGTGCCTTGTTCATTGCGAACGTGTCAGGTTCCCAAAGCTCGAACCGCGCTTTACGGCCCGCCAGTGAGCGCAGAGAGCCGCCCGAAGATTTCTCGTTCAACCGGTTCATCACACCGCGCATCAATCCTTTAACGAACGGCACACGCTCATGGTACTGATGAACCAGTCCCTTCGCGTCTTCGACCGGGATGTCTAACTGTTCTGACAGTTTGTTAACGCCCATGCCGTACATCATACCAAGATTGATCGTCTTGGCTTGCTTTCTGGGAATGTTAGCCATTTCCGCGACCATTGTATGGAAGTCCGTAGACGGGTCTTCGTTGTACGCCTTAACAAAGTCCGCCGCACCGTCGAGCGGCACCCCACGGTTGCGCCCATAAACATGAGCGTAATGCACCAAGATGCGTGGTTCTTGTTGCGAGAAGTCAATGGCCGCCCACTGTTCGCCTTCTTCCGGGAGAAACAACGAACGGATCATAGGACCAAGCTCTGGGTCGCGGGCCGGGATTTGTTGTAAGTTAGGGTTGGACATAGAAATTCTGCCCGACACTGTACCACCATCGTCCGAGCGGATTTGGTTTATGTGCCCATGTATTCTGCCATCGGTCCGGCAGTGCTTCATAATGGAGTTGATAAATGTACCGGATGTCTTGTTTAGGTTCCGTGCTTCAACAACAAGTTTCGCGAGCGGATGTGGGTGTTCCGATAAGAACAGTTTTGTAAAGCTCGGGGCACCTTTCTCGGTCTGGGGGTAGTTGATGTCGAGTTTATCAAATGCTTTAGAAAGAGATTGCGCCGCCCAGATTTCTACATCGGTCCCGGCCACACGCTTAATTTCCTGCATCACACTTTTCTCGCGCTTGAGCAGGGCGTCCCGTGTTCTCTCGACGCGGTTCGTATCCACACGAACCCCTCGCCATGTCATATCAACAAGACAGGGAAGTAATTCTAGCTCAAGGTTAGCAATAGGCCACAGGTCTTCGCGGCTAAGTTGTATAGAGAGATAGCTCCAAAGCTCTAGGGTTAGCTCGGCGTCAGCTTCAGCGTATGGGCCCACATACATCGCGGGCATCTTCCACATCTCGGCTTTGGGGTCGATCCCAAACTCACGAGCCGCCGCAGTTAATCCTTTTTCGGATTTTGTCTTGTTAAGAAGATCGTAGCATAAAGCGTTTAGGCTGTAGCTAAACCGGTTCTCGTCGAGCAGTGCTGCAACCAGCATGGTGTCAATTACCCGGCCATTCATCTGAAAGCCCATGGCTCTAATCCATCCCAAGTCGTACTGGGCGTTGTGCATTACCTTATCGGCAGGACACTCGAACACTTTCTTGAGCCACTTGTTAACGATTTTCTCGTCTAAGTTACCGCCGCCAAGGTGACGGGTAGGCAGATAGCAAGACCAACCGTCTACTGCAACGGCATAGCCAATGACTTCGCCGTCCTTTGTAGGCCAGCCGGGACCGTTCTTTTTAAGGTTCGGGTCCCGTGTTTCCACGTCAATTGCGATTGTACGAGCAGACGTGATGTCTGGAAGCTCCAACGGCGGAACCCACTCACTTTTAGGGGCGAACATAGCCATTTGCAAATTTGCCATTAGTTTTTACTTCCTCAATAATTTTATTTACAGGGCGTCCGTCTTTTTCGACAAACTCTGCTCCCAAGCCAGTGTAACCGGCTTTATCAATCCACGAGTCCTCATGGTCAATTGTCTCGACAAGACGACTGGTCTTTACCCAATCCATCATTAAAGCAACGTGGGCCGGGGTTAGAAACCCATGGCTCTTTAGTGCCCCGTTCATAATGATGTTCCAGCCGTCAGCAATACGCCCATGGTTTTCGTAAGCGTCACCATAATCCTTGGCGCGTTGGCCGTTAATCAGTTCTTTAGCTTTGTCTAATACTTCATCACGCTTCATTTTATAATCTCCAGATAAGAAGGCCGTATCTCGGGCCTGACGCTAGTCTTCACGGCTGTCGGGTGGTCATAAGAATAGAAGATATGGTTTCCAATACGCGCAATCATGTGAAGTCCCTTGCGCCAAACTGGAAAAACATTTGGTGTATGATAATGATTAGAAGTGCTGTACGGCAAGATGCCGGGATCGTTTATGATCTCAACCGCAAGTTTCTGAGCCTTGGCCCAAGCCACTTCGTCTCTAGGTTTAGGTGCATTACCCTTTCGGTAAAACGAAAACTGACGGTCTTGCGTAATAACATTGCACATCGAAGACGGCCACCGAGGTGACTCCATGCGGTTAACAATAACTCTTGCAACCATCAACTGACCTAAAAGCGGTTCACCTCTGGCCTCATGGTAGAGTGCCAGAGATAGACAGGCGGCTGCGGCTATCAAAAGAAACTCGCCGCTACGGTTACGCCGATAAGAATGTAGGCAAATAAAATTACCCACGGAGCTAAAACCTTAATCATTTTAATGCACCACTTGGTTAATGTGACCAGTTACAACGTAATCGTTTAACTCTTCATCCCACTCAAGAGTGAGGGCGGGCAGGTCTTCGTCCGAGGTAGTTAACCACTTTGATCGAACACGGTAGGACTCGATGTCTGAAACAAACCCCTGCTCATCAATCGCTTCCATCATACCCTTGTACTGGGTCCATGTGACTTTCTTCATAATTCGTAGCTCCTTGACATATCTTCTGCATCGACAATGTATAAGTTTTCCTTGGTCCGTGTGATGCCGACGTAGAACACACGGTGGGTATCGTCTGGGTTAAGCCTCATTGCTTCGTCCGCTGCGGGACTAAGGTCCGTGAACAGTACAACGTTATCCGCTTCTCCTCCCTTTGACCCGTGGATCGTGGACGACGTAATCCGGGGGACGCCATTAAACTTCTCTCCTCGTCGTAACAAAGCCGTAACGTAGGCTCGGTCCGTCTCGGGTAGCTTGTCCATAGCCTCGGACCAGATCATGTCCTTTGTAGCAAGAAGTCCGTGGTTAACAAACAAGCCTTGAATGTTAACCATGTCCTCGTCTTCCATCCCCGGCAACTTTTTATAGCCCCGTTGGACGCGCTTGCCGATAGACATGAAGTTGTAAATCTTACGAACAACCTCGCCGGACACTTCTTTCCCCGCCCTTAATTGCTCCCAGCCGTTCACTGCGTCGGATATTTTCTCACTGATCGAACGGTGTCCACGGTGAGTAAACAGGTAACCACCTGATTTTAAATCATTTGCCACGGGGCTCAACTGATAGCCTGCTTGCGCTAATATAAGCCAAGATCCGTGCGACATGTCTAGGGAGTTTACGGAATTGATCCGGGTCACGTTGCCGGGCTCACTCTTTGCCTCGTAGCTCTTGGGAAACCTGTTTGCAATTCTACGCACGACATTCTCTGCCAGTTTATGTACGGATTGCGGAACGCGGTAAGACTGCGAAAGTGTCTCTGACCCGCCCGGTAAAGTAATGAACTGGTCTACGTCAGCCCCTGCCCAGCGGTAGATTGCTTGGTCATCATCTCCCGCCGCGTACATCCGGTCGGAGTTTTTATCTAGGATATGCGCAATGTCCCACTGAAGGGGGCTCAAGTCTTGTGCCTCGTCTAGGAAGCACAGATCGAACTGCGGGCAATACTTATCGGACTGACGGATAAACTCGGAGAGCATGTCAGTAAAATCGTACATACCCATCTTGTCTTTGTATTCGCGCAGGCAACTATCGACGTAGTTAACCGTGTTCCAGTCCTGTTCGATATTGCTGATGTTGTATTGCTCTCGCAGTCCCACCTTCCGCAACCGTGCTAAGTTAATTAGCCCAAGGATAGGGTCACTTCCCGCCACCATGCTTGGGACATCTTCATCAAAGCTTGTGTTCTTGGACCCGCCTAACACTACGTTAATGGCCGTCCCTAGCTCCCGGTAGTTAGACTCTTGCATAACTTGCTCTGGGCGGATGTCAGTCATTGTAAGCGCCAGAGAATGCAGCGTCCGGAAATAGGCTAGGTCTTTCTTCGGATCAAGGTTAAAGCGCACAGCGGCCCGCTCTTGGGCCTCGTTAGCGGCTTTGCGCGTAAAGGCTAGGAAGGCAATTCTGTGTGGGTGAACGCCCTTCTCAAAGGCATCGTCCACCATGTTTAACAACGTCGTTGTCTTACCTGTACCCGGAGGTCCAAATATCCTAAACATCTTCTTCTTTCTCGCGGGAATAGATTTGCTGCACTCTTTGCTTAGAGATGCCAAACCACTTACCAACCGCCGTCTTGGTTAGCCGTTGCTCATCAATAAGGCGTACAATCTCTTTGTTTCGCAGTCTTTTGATTACATGGCCTTCTTCTAAATCGTCAATGGTCAAAACGGGGCCTCCTGTTGGGAACCAAACTTAGGTGGTTCGAGGTCTATGTCGGCACTTTCGAACGACGGTATCTGCCAAACTCGTACAGACCTTCCTTTTATCTTCAAGACAACGCTCTCGCCGTTAATGTCCCGAAGGCGCTGGGCTATCTTGTGGGATTTATATTCGAAGAACTTATTCTTTTTAAGGAAGTTCTCAAAGTCTTTAAGACGGAAGTATGTTATTCCCCTCTCCTCATCGGTCCAAGGGCGACGGAGCAGTATCTCTTCTTTATCTTGCGCCTGCTGTAGATGGCGGCAGAACTCTTCGAGGTAGTCGTAGAATTGCCCGCTGATGCTTGCGTCTTGTGCCACTTCAATGATGGCGCTTTCGTTATCGCGCATCTCGTTCATCAACGTACTGATGCGTCCTTCCCACTGGTTCTTGGCAACCGAGCGCGGCATGAAGTTAAGCTGCTCCATGCAGGCTCTTTGGAAGAAGGGCTGGCTCATAAGACCGTCGGTGTCTAACTCAAGGGGCTCGCCGTTAACGTCCATAAACCAGACAGGCGGTGTCGAGTTGTACTTACGCAGGTTGGCTATTGTAGCCCCTGCCACAGCCGCCCCTATGCCAAACTTACGGGTTCGGCACAGTTCCTTGTTGCAGTGTGAATTGATTGGAGCGTCGGAACATTTGTAAGCGTAATCTTTGCGCTGTACTTGCTTTGCGACTATGTTGACCTCTGGCAACGGCAGTGGCGGAGACAGGTACTCCATGTTGTAGCGTAGTATTTCTGATTCCCAACTGTCCGGATACGCTTTGCGTAGATAAACCCCGATGTTGAATAACCCATTATTTCTCCCGCCTTCGCTAATCCTTGCTTTGCAAAGTATTTGCAAGCACGGCGGGGCGTCCTTCATAAGGTCAGCTTCTCCGCCACCTACTACTTGTAGCTTAACGACTTCTTCTGGAGTTTGGACATATCTTTCGTATAATTCTATAAACTCTTCGATGGTAGCCGAGGTGCCGTCATCAAGAAATGCGTACCGCAGACCGTTTTCATGGTCATAGTATGGCAGGTTAAGAAAGTTACCTACGTCACCACGATCTAAGTGCAGCTTAATTTGCTTTGGGAATATTTCGCTTTCGCCGTAACCGAGAGCCGCGGACAAACTTTGCAGAGATTTCTGCATGTCCTTTGCTGAAACCCATTCTTTAGAGAATAGGAAGCAGTGCGCTCCACCGGATTTAGAACGGCATACAACTAAAGGTAACTTCAGCCGACGTATCTTTTCAACAAGCAGTTTGTGATCCAGCGGATATTGGTCGATGTCGATACATCCCCAAACGCACATGTTATCCTCGTTAATCGGGATAATGCCGAGGCCAGTACCACCACCGGAGAGGTGGCTTTCCCAAAGCTTCGTGGTCCGTGGTGCTTTAAGAACACCTGCTTTACCCTTGGCCTTACCGTTAGAACCGGTTGTTTCTATCTTAAAATAGCCGTGAGCTTCTTTGAGGCCATCAAAGATAGCCATAAACTTTTGTATTGACATGGATGCCCCCTGCGGAAAAAGAAGTGGCGGAGCCTAGACCCCGCCACGTTGATAACTTAAAACGGTATTTCGTCTTTTAGCACTTCACCGCCCGCAGGAGCCGGTTTGCTATCGTTACTGCCTTCTTCCGTGTGCTTCACCACCACATCACCTGATGAGATGCTTTCAGCAAACGCCTTACCACGGTTATATACATTGGCGTCTGTCACAGGACCTTCAAGTGACATTTCCCAACCGTGCCAATCACCCTTAGAATTACCTTCGGGCACAGTTTTCATATGGTAAACGTGTGACCAACGAGGTGGGGTAAACGGTCCGTTCTTACCTTTAATGGACCGAGACATCATCATGCTATTCCATTTCCGCGACTTTTTAAGTTGCGTAGACTTCATGGCAATCAGCGCCGTTTCAATACTATCGTCTTCGTTTATTAGTAAAACAAAGTGTTGCGCTGTTTCTTCGATGTAATGACCGGAACCGTCGGTCAGGTAATCTTTGTTGTCACCGTTCTTATCAAAATCGCGAACAGCTTCTGGACGTGGTTGACCGGGCTCATATATTGCCACCGGACCTCCGGAGCCTTCACCTCTTGGGGCCCATTGAATGAACCTACGCTGATAAGAACAAGGTATAACCCTCACACCTTCCTTACCTTTGTAAGCAACTCCTGTAACACTGTTGTAAATGTCACCCTTACGAGCCGTTTCATGGGTATCCAGTTCGGAGTTATTACCCGAAAGGACTTTAAGGAAAGGAAGCGCTAAGTCTTCTGTCCCCAAATTCTCCATGCCTTTACCGGCATCGTCTTCAAACATAGAAATGTCAAACGCTGTTACTTCTGTGGACACTTCTGTTTCCGCTACTTTAGCTACTGCTTTACTCATCTTATTTGCTCCTTTTAATGACAGCACGTTGACCTACGAACGCACCAAATAGTTCCATTGGAAAATCATCACCAGCCTCGACGCGCTCTTTTACAAAAGCCTTTAACGTCTGTGCGTGAACTGCTGTTTTTTGCTCAGGGACATAACCCTGTTGCGCTGCAAAAGCCGCAAAAGCGTTTGCCTGATCGTCCTCGCCCCGCCCAAACTGGCACTCGACAGTATTTTTAATAATGTCATCATACCCGTTGTCACGCAGCCATTCGTAGGCTTGTGGTCGATTATCTACGCGGATTGAAGCCCCGTAGGTTGCTTTGACCTCAACGGTAGAACCGTCATCTAAGGAAAAAGAAGACATGCCAATCTCTGCGAGCATTGAAGGCATTTCGTCGTCGGTAAGTTTTCTGAGCTTATCTTTAGAAGCCTTGAGGTCTGTCTCAAGATCGTCAATATAAAACTCTTCTTCGCGGATTTTTCGGGCCAAGGCGGCTACCGAGACAAGGCCCTCCTGATCCACCTTGTCAACTAATGAACCAGTTTGACCTGAGTCCTGCTCCATCATCTTTAGTACGTCATCGCTCATCGCGTTTCTCCTTCGTGGTTAAAGGCACCTTTCGGGCCTTGACAAATATGTATATGATCTTATAACTAGCCCAAGTCAAGTAGTTATTTAATGGGGGGCAAAATGCACGGATTTAAGTTTAAGACGGAACCATACGACCATCAACGCGACGCGCTGGAAGAGTCGTGGGCCGCGGAATACTATGCGTTGTTCATGGAAATGGGCACAGGAAAAACCAAGGTGGCCCTTGATACTATGGCCTGTCTCTTTGAGGCGGGTAAAATCAACAGTGCCTTGGTAGTAGCGCCTAAAGGTGTCTATGATAACTGGGTTAAAAACGAGATACCGGCTCATTTGCCGGACCGCATCAAACGACATGTAATGCGTTGGACGCCCGCCAGAGGGGCTAAGAAAGAACGACTGCTGACCGACTTCATAGTAGATAAGTACAGTGGTATTAAAATCTTTGTTATGAACATTGAGGCTTTCTCTACGTCACGCGGGACCGATGCCGCGGAAGCTTTCTTGTACCAGAACCCTGAGAATATCGTCATTGTAGACGAAAGCACAACCATCAAGAACCGTAAGGCTTCGCGGACCAAGAACATCACACGATTGCAACGCTTGTCTAAGTATCGCCGCATCTTGACGGGTTCTCCGATTACCAAAAGCCCCTTGGATTTGTTCAGCCAGTGTGACTTCTTAAAAGAGAAAGCGCTGGGCTTTAACAGCTTCTTTGCCTTTCAAGCACGGTATGCCAACGTCCAGAGAAAAACGATGGGCCACCGTAGCTTCCAACAAATTATAGGGTATCGCCGGTTAGACGAATTGTCTGTCAAGCTTGATACCTTCAGCAACCGGGTCCTAAAAGAGGACTGCCTAGACCTGCCAGAGAAGGTTTATCTCCGTCGTGAGGTAGAGTTGACTGCCGAGCAGGCCCGCTTGTATACTCAGATGAAGAAACTGGCACTAGCCAAGTTTGAAAGTGGAGACTTAGCCACTACTGCAAGCGTCTTGACGCAAGTCATGCGTTTACACCAGATATGCTGCGGGTTTTTGCAGCCGGATGAGGGCGAGATACAGCCTCTTGCGAACAATCGCTTGAGCGAATTACTCGACATCTCCGATGAAGTACAAGGTAAAGCAATCATTTGGGCGTCATGGACTCACGACATCCAACAGATAGCCGATGCCTTGCGCGACCGTTTCGGGCCCGATTCGGTCGCAACTTATTATGGCGGTACGCCGCAAGACGAGCGTCAAGATATTGTCACGAAGTTCCAAGACAAAGAAAGCCCGCTTCGGTTCTTTGTGGGCCAGCCCCGGACGGGTGGATACGGCATTACGCTAACTGCCGCTAATACAGTTGTATACTACAGCAACAGTTATGACTTGGAGATACGCTTGCAATCGGAAGATCGTGCCCACCGCATTGGTCAGACAAACAAGGTAACTTATATTGACCTAGTTTCTCCGGGGACTATCGACGAGAAGATACTTAAAGCGTTACGTCAAAAGATAGACATCGCGGGCCAAGTCCTTGGAGAAGATGCCAAGGACTGGCTGCTTTAATTAGCGGTTTGGTTTGAAGCCAAAACTTCGGACTCTAAAGGCATGCCCGTTACGCCAGTACCGGGACCCATTTGTGATATGCGGTCTTCCAAGTCCTGTTGTTGGTCCAATGCCTCAATAGCGTCCTGCCTAGCGGCTGGAGGCAACCGTGGCCCGTAAGGGCTAATAATTTGTTCGTACTTAGTTGGGGGCTTTGGTGGCCTCATTTCAGGTCTTTGCGACGTTAAGATTTCGGGGGCCCGAACAACAGACTCTTTTTGTCTATATCTCTCCCCCACACCCTCTGGTCCATCCGTGGAACCGTAGGTGTACTGAACATCTAACATTGCTAGGGTTTCACCTAAATCTTTTTTAGATACGCCGTATTCAACTTGAATTTCTTCATCCGATAAATTTTTTAAAATATTGACATACATTTGCCTAACTTCTGGATACGAAGGACGCTCGGTGTTTTCAAAGCTTGTTTCTGTAACTTCGGGCTTAAAATCTTCTGGATTTGGAACGCCGCCGTTTGCCATCTCTTTGTAAAAGACGCTTGCAATACCTTCGGGCGTTGGTCCGCGTTCCGGGGGCCGCGCGTCAACCCTGCCGCCGTCTTCAAACATCTGAAAATTATTTGTGGCAGGGCCTAAACCTTGCAACGGAACCATACGACCATCAATCTGCTCGAATTGGCCCTGTCCTTGTTGCATCAGTGCGGCCCTCTGAATGTCCATACCTTGGTCTTGGCCGCCGGACATTGGCCCGCCACCAAAGCCAAAGCTTTCTTCGGCATCAAAGTGGGCGCGTTCGGCTTCGTCTACCATACCTACAAACTCGTCTACCCGACCTTCTAATGCGCCGCCTAAGGCATCGGTTGCGGCCCGCATCTCCGGACCGGTGTACGTTTGGTTTAAGTATTGTTTGTAATTCTCTAACGGAGCGCCACGCATTCCGCCCATTTGCGGGTCCAAACTTTGTTGCATCTGCATCATTTTCTGAAATTGACCCATTTGGCCCTGTCCGTTCTGTCCGCCACGCATTCCGCCTAGCCCAAGAGCGGACTGTTGCACTTGTGGTTTGGCGGCAGTAGCCTGTTGTAGTCCACCGCCATCGCCGCCACTAAACAACCCGCCAAACAAGCCGCCTAATCCACCACGATCTTCCGCAGCAAAGGCTTCCTGTTGATTTTCTAGGGCCGGAAGGTCCGAGATTTGCGGTTGCTCACTTACAAATGCAGGATAGCCGCCACTGGGCCCCATGCCACTGTGTGGAAATTGTTGCATCTCGGCTTGTTGTTGCGCAACTTGAGGCGCAAATATTTGTGAGACGGGGGGTCGCCTGTTGTTATTTTTCATAGGGTCCGCATAAGGTGATTCCATGGCCTCTTGTAAAATTGACATTTTTGCTGCTCCCCTACGCTAAACTACCGATACCACTTTTCATCAACTGTGTCGTGCTATCATTTGGAAATAAAGCTGCAAACCTCTCCCTGTCAACAGGCCCAGAGTTCTGTATAGAAGCCCCTTGTCGATTGATGTTCGGGGTTTCTACTTTAGGTGGGGTGGCTCTGTTAGGGTTTTGTTGCACTGGGGGTATTATTTGCCGGACAGGCGCAGCGCTTGGAACCGTAACAGAGCTATTACCTCCATTGTTTGTGGGAACAACAGGGGGTAATTTTGTGGGTAATTTTGTGCCGTCGCCTTCTACGCTATCTTCAGGACTAACATCCTGAATGGCTTCTCCGACAATTCTACGAGCAGGGCTAACAATGTAGTTCTGTTCAAAAGCTTCGGCTAATTCACGGGCGAGGTTTTCTTTTTCTCGTGCAGTTTTTCCAGTTTTAAGGACTAATCTCAAAAGATTTTCGTTTTCAAGAATAATCCCTATTCGGCTGGATTGCAGATGAGATGGCACTTCTGCCATGTACTTTTCAACAAGGTTTTGACCAAATCTAGCGCTACGTCCTGCAACAACAAGGTCTCCTGCGCCACCCTCAAAGCCCAGCGCTCTTTTTAAGTTTGTACCGGCAGCCGATCCACCCATAGCGGCTACAAGCTTAATGCCTTCTCCAATGTCTTTGTAAAACTCGTCAGTATTACCCGGTTTAGCTTTCATAGTAAAAGCTTGTATTTCACCCATTTTACGCAAAAACTTTCGCGCATTCTCCAAGTGTTCGGGGGAAATTAAATCGTTAGCTTTCATCCATTCAGCCGTGGAAATATCAGCGTTAGGATGTTTTGCAAAAAGCTTGTTGTACGCAACATCCGGTCGAAAGATTGCTCCGTTAGCCTTAGCAAAAATACTTTCGTAAATTGTGGTTCTTAAACCATCTTTTAAGTCTTGTTGTGTCCAAACTCCGCCTTTGTTAGGGCTGTTTTCGGCTATAACTGTAAAACCACCTTCTCCAATTGAATTAATCATTCTCATGTATTTATTCATGATTGTAAAAGGTTTGTTTTGGTTATCTGATAATGCCAAGGCTATTGTGGTAGTGGGGTTGGTCGTGTGGTCGGGTAGTAACTCGTAAAGACCTAAACCGTTTCTTTCCGCAGCTAACTCCTCTTTTGTTTTTATTTTAACGTCAGTTAGAACAGCCCGCGCTTTTTCAACACTGTTTAAATCAGCCTCTAGTTGAGGAAACATTTTAACTAATCGTTCGTTATTAACGTTGTTTCTCCAGTTAGATAACGCTGTAGTATTCAAAGAACCGTCTTCATTCAAAGCATTAGCTCGTATTGTCCGCACAAGGGTTTCTTCCGCGCTTCTTAGGTCTATTGCGCCGTTCATTGCCTCGGTTATTCGTGTGTTCAACATCGGAACAGATTTAATTAATTCTTGGTTTCTTCCATACCAGTCCCGCATTTTTACGTTGTCTATTACGCCTGTGTTTGGATCAATGTTTTGTTGAAAATCTTTTAACAATTCTAGCCCTGTTTCTTGAAACTCTTTTGAAGAGGCCCCTGAAAGAAGGTCGCTTGTTTCTGCTTTTAACAAAGTTGTTAAAGATTGAGTTACTTGAAAGTTTGCAATGCCGTCTAGTTGAGCCGCTCGCATAAAGGCGGAGTCGCCCTTCATCATGGTATTTGCAAGAGTTTCAATGCTTATTTGAGGCGCACCGTTCTTTTTAGTTCCAAGAATTTCCCCCGCATACGCTCGGGTAAACACTTGGTTAAAAGCTCGGGAGAAGCTTCGAGCCGTGTCGTAAGCCTGACTTGCTCCTATCTCCATACCATTTAAGTCGGCAAGCATAGCATCTGCCATTTTGTAAGCTATACGAGATTCATCATCAAGATCGTTTGCAGCAAGTCGTCTGCCCATTGTTAATGCGCGACCCCTTAAACGAACAAGTTGGTAAGCGTTCAGGCCCTCAACTTCCGTTCCAGATTCTGCCGCCGCTGCGGCAAACTCTCGACTTTGCCTACTTTGTGCCGCTAATAAATTGGCTTGAGCGTCAAGTGCATTAGCCACTTCTCTTGATCTTGGCGTTGAAAACTTACCTCTTTTGGACGATGCTTCCGAGCGCAAACGCGCCAAAATCTCTTCAGGAGAAGCGCCTTGCTCATTCATCTCCGTTAAAATTTTACTAGGCAAGTTCTCGTTATTTGAACCTGCAATTTTGTCTAAAGCGAGAGTTAAACGCCTTTGTTCAGGTAACGGAGGCACCGCATCAACAGACCCCTGAGTTAATTTTAACTCGTCTGTTGCACGATCAACAAACTGTTTTAAAAACTTTAACTCATCACTTGCAAGAATTATATCTTGTATTTCAGGGGCTTCGTCTTCAAAAAGTTTGTTCCAAGTTGAAACAAAATTAGGCGTTGCTCCGGTGGTTCCCTCTTCATTAATAAACGAACTAAGTGTAATATCCTTGGGTATTGCCCGCCACAAACCTTGTTCGTTGCCTCTTTCAGAAACGTATAGTGTATCTAAAACTTCAAATATTTTATTTGCGGCACTTAAATCAACATCATCCCCGTCCGGACGCACTTTGTTTATAGCGTTTTTCATGTTTTCAACGGAAAGTGCTACCTTAGAATCAAGAACCGCCTCAAAAACACTTGTTTGTACAATCGCAGCGTCCCCTAAAGCTTCTTTTGAGCCGTTGGCGTACATCGCTAACATAGCTCGACGTAAGGCTTCAATCGACGCCTGCATTTTGCTACCGGCATCTTTACCAAACTCGGGGGATTCTGTGAGGAACCTGTTTTGCAACGCAAGTAGCGTTACACTTGCCGCTCTTGTTGCGGCGTCTAATTTAATTTTGTCGCCATTTTCGTCCACGAGCCATTTGTCAAAGGCCGGGTCATTTATAAGCTTGTACAACTCCGCCGGGTTTTCGCCGTTTCTTTCAAGCTGTTCAAGAATAACGTTACCGTTTTCTATTAGTTCATCTTGGGTTAACCCGTAGAGCGAGGGGTCAAGCTGTTCTGATTTAGTAAACAACTTATAAATAGCGTTGCCTGCCTTTTTAATTACAAAAGGAACCCTGTTAGCAAGAACGTCCCCAGCCATTGCGCCGCCAACACCACCGCCCGCTTCAAACCCAAACCTTATCCAAGGGTTGTCAGGCGCTAATTGTTCGGCAAACTGTGTGCCTTTAAGACTTACCCCTGCGGCGATTGATTCAATAAGGGCTGTTTTAAAGGGGTTTGAATAAGCTCTTTCACCCATTCTGCTAATAGCGCCCTCAACGTAAGCCACTGCTTTAGTTGCCACAGGTATTTTTGTAACGCCTGTAGGACTTAAAATAGGGCCAATAAACTTGTTTAGGCTATCAATAGTAATCTTTCCACCAATATTAATTCCCTTTGACCCCGCCAGCCAAGGAGTAGCTAAAAACGTAGCTACTTCCGGAATTGCTTTACCTACTTCGTAGTTTGCTTTTGTTCCGGGGATAATAATGGGTTCCGCCCCCATTAATTTTTCGGTGAGTGCGTCCCCAGCAAAGCTTGTTCCGGTCATTGCGGCGATACCGGTTACAAGAGGTACTCCAAAACGTGTAATTGCCCCAAGGGTGTTGTTTGGAGGAACCCCTGCGACTAAAAGGTTTCCGGCTTTCAGACCTCCAAAGAAGGCAGCGCCGCCCCCTATTCCACCAAGAGCCCGTCTTTTCATACCCTCAATAACGCCCGGAGAGGCTATGATACGATCTCCGTTTTCATTTTCGGCAAACAGTTCAATGATTTGTTCGTCAGTAAGGCTTTTTCCTTTTTCAAACCCTAGTTCTTGCAAGATAGGCGCAGTTCCCAGCCGTAAGCTGTTGTAATCCATTTTACCCGCATAAGCAGAGTCAAAAGACAATGACTTAACAAGCTGGCTTGCAAAGCCCTGCGCCGCGGAGTCTATATTCTCGTTGGTTACCGCGCTTTCCGTGTAATAGTCCCATAAGTCTACAAACTCTTGGTTACCAAAAGGCATGCGGTACATACCCCCGGACCGTTCTTCAGGTGTATTTAAGACACCCGAGTCTGCAACTACAACCGTTCCCACCTCAGGTTCCGTTTCTACCTTAGGTTCCGTTTCTACAACCGTTGATCGCAGTCTAGGTCGCAAAGACGTTTCAGGTGCCACGGCAGTAACAACTTCCGTATCATCTTCAGGTAACTCAAATGGAACGGAGGCGTTCTCTACCATGTTGTTAGTTTCCTTGTATTGTGGATCGTGTTTGAGGTCTTTTCGACGTGAGTAAACTAGGCCGACGTGGAGGTCTTAGCGACGTTTCCATAAGAGTAGAACTATTAACTTCCGGCAATACTACTTCTCGTTTAATCGGGTTTCTAACCTTACTATTCATGACGTCGCCCCCCACTACCAAATCGCTATCTGACACGTTGTTTGACATTGCCTGTACAGGGCCCATTAAACGTTGCAAACGGTCTATTTCATTTAGTTTTGTGAAATAAGTATCTCTTAAAGGTCCGGCAACAGTGCCGTCTGACAACGCCTTCTGCATTCTTATCTGTTCAGCTTTTAAACTAACGGCAAGATTTTTAAACTTATTAGCTTCTGAAACAGGGTTAGACATAAAATCGTCAGGATTAGGGAATAATGTGCCCGTTGTTTTTAAGTCACCTACGGCAAACCGAGGGGAAGAGGCAAGAGCAGAACGACCCATGACATAAACCATTCGAGTAAACTGACGGCCCTCCTCAGTGCCTGCAAACGCTTTTGAGAAAGACTCCGACATGCCAAGCAAGCCACCACCAATCGCGTTAATAGCAGCGAAAATCGAGGACCATGGGCCTGTACCAGCGCGTATTTGCGCAAGAGTGTCCTTAACTTCTTTTTGCTGGGCTTTAGTTATTACCAACCCATCCCCGTTTTGTTGAGAGGTGCCTTCTGGTCCTTTGTATTCAAAGGACATGTTAAGTACGTCTTTAGCGTCGTTTTCTGTTAGCCACTGTGTTGCATTAGAACGTATCTTCTCAGTCTTATAAATATCGTATGTCTGAGTGTCGTTAAGTGCAACAGCATTTGTCGGAAGCTGGCGTGGAAGGCCGTCGCTGCCAATATAAGTTGCCCCGCCGTCAAACGACATGCGGATAGAGTTTCCACCGCCGGGCGCACCGCCGGGAATAAGAAACGCTTTAGAAACAGAACTGGCCGTACTGATTTTCTTAAGGCCAGCGGAGCTGGGTATCTTCTCATTTTGCGCTTCAATTTCTCTTAGAGCCGCTCGACCGCTCGCTAAGTTAAGATCAATGATGGTTGTCCTCATTACGCCGTTTGCGTCAAGCATAGTTGCTTGCATAAGGTCCGCGGGCATCATTCCTTCTTCGCTGAATATTTCCACAGGTTTTGCAGCATCTGACCCGGCTTCTGCGTTTTTATTGATCCTCAAAATTTGAGTTTTATTTTGAGTTTTAACCGTTTTAAACTCGTATTCCGGACCAACTCCCAGCAACCTATTTTTAGTGTATGTAGGCAACGCATGGAACTCGAGTTTAGTCATCTGAAACTTGTTCCAGTAATTTTGGTCGGTAATGACAGGAAGTCCTTGCAAGAAGTCTCGGGTATTTTTATCCAATTTCATGAAGCTTTCTTGGGTTCTTCCATATTTAGTAAAGTAGTCTTTGTCTGTTACTGGAGGTTGATATGCAAGAAGGGCATCCGCGTTTCCCGGAGAGTTTAAAATTAAATCTTGCTGCGAGGTAGTAAGGAACGGAGACGATCCCACAGCAAAGGACGTTCCATTGATGACTATTCCTTTAGACAAAGTAAATTGTTTACGCGGTTCAAATCGATCCACATTACCCGTGACGTTGAAACCTCTCTTTTGAAGTGCAAGGGCTTGTGGAGAGTTTTCAGACGCGGTTATAACAACACCGTTTAAAACAAAGTTTATAGGTTTTCCTATTTTTGCAGCGGCTACGGTAGGAACAATACTAACGTTGTCCATGCCAAATTTTTCAAATAATTTTTGTTGTTCCCCAACGGTTACACCACGAGTGGTGGTTGTTTTTTTGCCGTCTTTACCTGTAATTGTAACAGTAAAAGTTTGTTTGTCCGTTATGGACTCGTTTAGGGCTTTGACCTTAGCAGCTTCTGTTGCGGCTGCTGACGCAAGTTCGTTACTATAAAGTTGCCCCGACTCAGTTAAAGCTGCCATGTCTAAAGACTGGTTTTCTTTGTCTTGAGCTTGCTTGAATTTCAACAACTCACCGGAACGAGCGCCAATGTTACCTAAAACGGGTTGCGCTACTTGTGCTAAACGCTCCGCAGGGCTCATTTGAGTTTCGCCGGGAGTTGCAAAAGCTAAAGCCCCCTGCGCAATGTCAAACAACATCTGCGCTTTAGTCATGTTTTTCTGCTCTTCAAATGCAGCGGATTGGTCTCCGCGCAAAGATTGGAAAAGGGCCTGTTGTTCCCTAAATATATCGCCTCGACGACCGCCTATTCCACCGTTTTGATCCAAACCATCGGATTGTATTACAGGTTCTTCCGTGATTAATTCAGACCGAAGTCTAGGGCGAAGGGATTTGACGACGCGATTATCATTCTCTGGATTAAAATACTGTACCGCGCCGCCTTGTCTAAAATTTACAGGTGCCGCTCCTCCCGGAGCAGCCATTGCCATTGGATCAGGACCAGCCGGAGCAGGACCGCCGGGAGGTGCCATATTAACTGTGGACATGATGCCCTCGGCCATTGGACCCTCTACTGGTGCCATCATCTCGTCTTGAGCTAAACCGCCGATACCTTGGTCAACCGCCGCCATTTGCATGACTGGCTGCAACAAAGTCAAAACCGACTCTGGTGTTTGCTGGGCATCCTCTGGACCAACCATTTCAGCTAGTTCCTCGTAACGAGCCTCAACGGGAGCCTCATCACCTCGAATGGCATTCATCATTGCGCCAAAGTCTTCGTTTTCTGCCGCGGCATCTACACCTTGGAACTGAGTTTGAGCCGTTTCAAGCATGCCCTGAAAGACTGCGGGATCAAATTCTCCGCCGGGAGGTGGGGCCATTGCATCACCGGGAGAAGGCATCATATCGCCCGGGGGTGGAGCCATCATACCGCCGGGAGGAGGCATCATTGCGGGGTCGGGGGTTACTCCCCCGGCAGCCATTCCCATAACAGGCAATCCCGCATTTAGTTCCTGTTCCGCAAAGCTAGGGTTGCTTTGCAATATTGATATATATTCCTCTAAGGGCATCCCGTAAGCTTGTGCCCGGTCTTGAAGGGCCATTATCTGTCCCCGCGCTTGTACATCTTGCATTTCTTGCATTGCAGCATTCATTTCATCCTGCACCGGAACCTCGGTTACAGTCTCTGGCGGCATTGTTTGTGCCAATTGTTCGGCAATCATTTCTGACATGTCCTTGTCCCGAGTTTGTAAGTCACTTATGGCAAACCGAGGGTCCATGGCGCGTCTTCGGTAAGCTTCGGTCTCAGGGTTGTTTACTAGCCTCATTTGATCTTGAGAGCTTAACCCTTCATAATCTGCTTTTGATAAACCCGCTCTTGCAAAATACTCTTCGTCCGATATTGGAGAGCCGCCTTCTGCCATTCCGACTACACCGCGACCCATAAGAATATCTTTTTGGGTTATTTGGCCATCGCCGCTAAGATCAGGAAACGCAG